GGGTAAGTTATAGCGCCTTCGCATTGAGTTCCAGCAGAGTCTAATACAACTGCTACCGGATTGAAGCCTAGATTATGATTTATAGTCCATGTCGCACTAGATACTGATTGCGTATGGGTATAGGCAACATTGCCCGGTGAAAAGGCTCCAGCCGGACCTTGCGGACCCGGAGCTGCGACAGTAATCTGATTGATTACCGGTTGAACTACTATTACATCTTCGCTCATCGAGTCACTTCCGCACTCACGACAACCTGCCCTTGCACTAATCGGGTCACTACGCCGGTAGGCGCGGTAATTTCCAAATCATAGTAGTAAGTGCCTTCGTCTATATCTCTTGTTTGCGCTGCGGTAGCATGGACTGCGACTGTTCCTGTTGCTCCGGTAATGGTAATCCCACTTCCCGTAGAAAGCGATAATACTGTTGTCGAATCAGAAGGTAGCGAACGGATCTGTAAGGCAGCAGTGTAAGAAGTAATATTGATCGCAGTGCCGTTCGGGTTTTCATAAGTTACCGTCAAATACCAATCTGCGCCTTGATCTATTATTGTGTTATACGCGACTGCCATTATACTCCCTTACTATCCGGCGCTATCATAGCCGTTCCGCACTTACTACAATGGCTCATTGATTTCGGCATTGGTAATCCGCACTTCCGGCAGAAATTAGCGAGCGCTCCAAAGTAATTCGCAATGTTAATAGTACCAAGAAGATCAGCAAAACCCTGAACCATAGCGTCAAGGCGATCCGGAGAATTAACTTCTTCCGGAGTCCAGAGAGTCATTTGATCTTCTAGCTGCGCGAACTCGCCAATGTGGTGAATACGCCCCTGCTCATACATAGCCGCTATGGGCTCAGCTCGAAGTCTCTTACCCACATGCGCTCGCACTTCTCGGATTGGTAAGCCAAGCCGGATCTGTTGGAGAACGCTAGTAACCATATCTCCACCTTGATTAACTTCTACTAGGATCGAGTCAGCCTTGAACTCATCAAATACCGATACTGCCTTAGAAGCCCAATCAAGCGGCGATCCCCGAAATGAGTAATCTCCCAGCAGGTAACCATGTCCAGCCGCGTCAGATCCGCACACGACTATTCCTGTTTCGTCAGAGTCTTTGGTATTCGTTACTGCCGGATCTATGGATACGACAATTCGTGCCAAATTTGGTGCTTTATCTAGCCTGTTGCGATCTATTAAGCCCTTAGTCCATAACGCGCCTTCTACATCTTCTAAGATCTCTCCGTATAGTTCCTGCCGACCTAGCCGGGTATTGTTGTATCGTGCCTGTAACTCCAGCAACGCGCTAGGCGCTAAGTTAGCCGCGTTATCGAAAGTAGATCCGCGAGTGATTACTACTGAGCCGTCATCGCGGTTGGCGAGCGCTCGGATTAACGGAGTAGGGCGCGGGGTAGTAGTTACGATAATGCGTGGCTTATCGCCTAAGCGCAATCCAAACTGTAATTGATCCCAAGCGTCTGAGTATCTATATGCCGCTAACTCATCACACCAAGCGCCATGATGTTGCGGACCACGAAAGCGATCCGGCTGATCGGCTGAGAATAACTTTATCCTAGATCCGTTCTTTAATAGGATCTCTCCAATAGATCGGTTCCAGCTGCTCAGCATTCTATATCTACGCAAGATCGAGATTACGCCTGACTCTCCTTCGGCGCAGGTATCTCTTGCGTCAGAGAAGGTAGGCGCGACTATTGCCCAACGGGTTCCCGGTTGTTGGATAGCTTCCCACGCCAACCACTCAGCCGCCGTTCGAGTCTTACCAGCACCGCGACCAGCCATATAAAGCCAAATGTGCCAATCACTCTCCGGTGGTAATTGTTCCGCTCTCGCTAATTCCGCTCTCCACTTGTAGCGGGCGGCTCTGATCCACTTGGTCGAGTAATCGGATAATTCGTTCGATGTCGGAGTCAATGTTGCTGCTTCCGTCATAATTCACCACTTCCGCTTGTATCTTCTGCGGAGCGTCTAAGCCTAAGATCTTGGCGCGGCGATCTATAACCCGCAGGATAAAGTCCGCAGCTCGCGTCTCCCCGTCTATGGCTCGCTTCCAGTATGCCCTTTGTAGCCGGTCCAGCCGGTCTAATTCGAGATCCCGCATTTCTTCGGTAGGTTGTTGTAGGGTCCGCAATAAGGCGCGCTTGTAAGCCTTGTATGCCCCTGCTGCGTTCGCGTAGCCAACTACCTTCGCTATTCGATCCCAAGTCTCCCCTGTTCTGCGTAACTCGACTACTGCGAGTTCGCGATCAATAATGTCCGGATCCGGCACTTTACGCTGTTTTTTTCCTGCCATGTGTTTACTGTAATGTAGGAAATACTACTTCGCGAATTATGCTTGCGCCTTCATCCGGAGTCAAGGCATCAGGGATAAATGTCGCATTATATTCCAGCGCTAGATTACGGTGCTTAGTCTCTCGACCCTTAACCCATGACGGGTTCTGTTCTTTACCGGTAATCGCAGCTCTTGACTTACGCCGTTGCGCAGCTCTTTCCGGGTGAGTATCTAGGTAGAACAAGTGGAACTCTCCATACATAATTGCTAGATCGAAGAAGCGCCTATTGGCTAAGCGGTCACCTTCTCCATACACAATGTCATGATTTATTGTCGGATACCAAGGCTCAATCTCCAGTATTGCGGCATTTCCCAATGTGTCGGTTCCCCCGAAGGTAGGGCGTAGCCAGCCCAACGAAATAGCCGTTCCGTAGGGAGTCTGATGTTCTCTCCACTTCACCGGATCATCGTGCTTGGCTACTTCGATCCAGTTCCGAGTAAGGGCTTCGGTAAGAGTAGTTTTGCCGGATCCCGGTGCGCCGATTAGGTAAATAGTCTTCATAGCGCTCGCTCGACTATCTCCCGGTTAGGTTGGCCCCCAACTATCCAAAACGCTGCTTTTCCGTCAGGTTCGTGATACCACTCGAACATTCCCCTATTGCGATCCATGTAAGTAAGTGCCTTTCCTTCATAAGTTGGGTGGAACGATATTGATTTGTCTCTCAGCTCGAAGGGCATTTTGTCCTGATAGCCGGAGAACTTAGTGTGGTGAAGATCGTAATGCTCAATAAGGATCTCTCCACCGGTCTGATGTTCTGCTTCGAGATCTCGGTGATGATGATATTTGCGGCGGAATAGATCCAGTATGGCTATGCCTGTGGCGTTCTCGATCCTGCGTAATCTTTCTTCAATAAAGTTGAGCCGGGTAGGACCAATACCGAACAAGATAACGCGTTCTAAGTCTGCGGGGCGATACTTGGCTATTCCGTAAAGTACCGATACGCAAGAGTTACACGAACCCGCCGTCATACCTAGCGTGGTCAGGTGTGGCGGCAGGTTCTTGACTTGGTAAGCGCCTACTTCGTGAAACGCTCGGATATCGTCATCAGTAGCGTCTTCCGGTGTAGTAATTCCGTAGCACAAGCGGTAATGATCTTTATAGCGCTTGGACTCTGAGTGTTGCTTTACTGCGCGTTGTAAAGCCGGGTTATAGCCTACGGGCGTATAAATAAACTCTGCTCCAGCTGCGGCGGCAATATAGACATTTTCGTGCTTGATTGCCGTTTCCGGTTTAGTCGCTCCAAGTATCAGCGTAGGCGTGAGTCCGTAATGCTTGGATACTAATGCGCTCATTGAGAGCTGCGGAGATAAAACACTTGCGCCGGTGATCAGTCCAGCATTGCCACCTTTTGCCACATATTGATTAGTTAGAAATAATAATTGGCGCAGCTTGCTTCCGTTGGGTCCGCCGTATCCGAGAGGGGCAAAATAATCTTCACGCTTCCACCATAAGCCTTGATGTTGCTCGAATGGCGTGAGAGTGTATGTGTAATCTTCCCACCGCATTATTGAGCGGTCTATGGTCTGCTCAGGAAAGATCGTACTCATCGTTGTATTCATTCTTGTAGTAGGGATAATCCCGGTTCATCATTATTACCTGACCGGTAGTAAGATAGTGATTTTGTTTTCTTGAGTTGAGTCCGAGATCCTTTGGGTTATCTTCGAGTCGGAGATAGTCCGGCAAGTAATGCTTTCGCGCTTCCCAAAATACCGAGAGATCTTCTTCCGGCCAAGCTGCTTCGTTCTTTCTAATCCGATTGAATAACATATCGTTATAGACATTGGGATATCGGCGGTTAGGTCGGTGCCACGACTTGTAAGTGCATAGTGCCGACTCCAGTC